TTTAATTGTTTCCCATTTGTTTCCATTATAATTTACTTGAATTTTATAGTTTACAATGCGAGGTTTGTACTCCCCAAATTTACCAATTCTATACAAAACAGGCCATGTCAGCGTGACTCTAACTGCGTCGACATTTTCATCAGTTATAGTTCGTGTTACAGGGCCTCCGTCTTTAGTTACTTTTATGCCTACGCTAACTTCACGTTGTATTTGGTCGAAATAGTTGATGTCTTTTTGACCTTTTGTACCAAGTCTGTATCTAAGTTTTATGTTTCTAAAATTAAAGTTAGCATCGTTTAAACTAGTAACATCAGCGTTTTCTTTTAGAATAGGAGTACCATCAAGGAAAATATCTTTTAACATAGTATCTCTATATTTTTCCCCGCCTTCATTGTATCCTGACTTTGCTGCCTGCTTTAGACCTTCAATAGGGCCTTCACAAATTAAGTCGAGTACTAACGCAACTTGGGTAGACTCAAGCGTGTCTTTTACTTCGTCTTTTGCCATGTAAAATTCCTACTGCTCTTCTTCCGTACCTTCTACAGTATCGGAGGTGTCAGTAGTATCATAGCCCAGACTTATGACTACACTACCTGTAACAGCCTCTCCGTATATAATAGGGACTGCTACGCCTTGTCTCGTAGTGTTTTGGACACCGCTAAAAGAGTAACTATTGTTTTTGGGGTTTTGATCTTGATTAATGTCTGCTGTAGAAGTAGGGGGAGCCAGTAACTGGGCAGCGCCACCTAAAGCAAGTGATGCTCCGATACCAAATACAATAGGTTGAATGGCAAGACCAAAAAGAGCAGCACTTCCTGGGATAAAAATGCTGGCAGCAATTAGCGCTATTCCTGCAATTACACGACCAATAGCGCCTCCTGCACCGCTCACAACAGGAGTAAAAGTGATTATGTCGTCTGGGTTAAAAAGCTTAGCGTGTAAACTTACGGCATCTGTGACGCAAAAAGAACCTGCAGTCACTCTATAGTTATATTGTTTAATATGATCTTCTATAAAAGGAAAGTTTACAGTAAAAAAACGTACAGCTTCCGCAACAGAACTTACTTCTGCTTTAAAGACGCGTTGTCCTAAGCGTTTGGCCAAAGCGCCGTACACTTTTATAGTGCGCAGCATTCCAAGAGGTTAACTGTTCCAATTATAGTGCCTGTATGCTTTTCCAGTAACATTCTGCAATTCAGTAGAATAAATGTCACAAGAGCTTAGGCGTTTGTAAGGTTGATGAAGGATGCGAGAGTCTCCTGAGTAGACTGCGCAATGGTTTAAGTAAGGTGAGCCAAAAGATAGTAGTAGAAAATCTCCTTTTTGTAAGTTTTCGGGAGATTTATTAATTTCATAAAAGCCTGCTGAAGAGGTTAAAGATTCAAAAACAGGGTTCTGCCGAAACTCTTTAGGTGTACGAGGTCGATGCTGCTTGAACTCAGGTAAAATGATACGATGTTTTTTGTACCAATCTCGGGCTAAGACCCAGCAATCTGATAAACCCCAGCAGTAAGGACGTCCTACGAGAGGAGCTTTCCAATTTGTAGGTGTAGCGGTGTGCCAATTGGGTTTTTCTGCGTCTATAAGACTAACTATTACCCAAGGTAGTTGAGTTTCTTCAATGCCCATTTTATCTAAGGGGCTTGGTGTAGGAGGTGTTTTAGGATGCGAGTGAAATACTGCGGTTATTTCACCTAAGTCTTCTGCTGCAGCGTAATGGTCTGGGTTCAATACAAAGGTTTCTTCTGGTGTTTCAGAGATATTAGAGCACTTGTAAAAAATTTCAATACTCTCGTGTACTACTACTAGACCGCAAGCTTCCTTAGGAGCTTCAGCGTAAGCGTGTTCTAACGCCAATTGACGTGTAAGGCTTTGCATTAGTTTGAATATGGCCCTGCACCTGGAAATCCACCGAATGGCAGGTCATTTTTACGGCCAAAACGCTTTTGACAACTACTTAGTTGTTTACCGCATACGTCCTCTTCTGCTGTGGCTACCCTAAAATCGTTCTCGTTAAAATAATCAGTACCGTCGTAGCTACAGCCTTTGTTAGCTCTGTACACCCAAGAGCATGCGTTTTTTAGGACAAAACGTCTGGGTATTTGAGTACCTTGTAGGTCTAAAGTTGATACGCACTCAAACTCCACAAATTCTCGGGTTTCAACGGATTTTCTATCGACGAAATAAATTTCATCAGGAAGCCGGATGGTTGGGTCAGGAGTTCCGAAGGGGTTGGAGCCTCCTTCAAAGTTGACCGCGTCTATAAACCGCGCTAGCGTGCGGAGACGAGTGATCTGAGCCCCTATCAAGTCTTGGCTATAAGCGCCAACAAAAGAGAGGAGTGCACCGCTTATAGCGCCTTCGACGTTAGCGATTCGGAAGCGGGGTCTAGGTAAAGTGCCTTTACCTGTGTATTCAAAGCCTTCTGCAGCAACAGGCCAAGCCTGATAAGCTTCGGAGTTCCATACGAGGTTTTCAGGGATGATCTTGCCATTAACTCCGGCGTGAAACCGATAGACTTCACAAGCTCCTGATACAGAACTGTTAGTTTGCAGTTCGTAGAGCTCTATTAAGCTCGTAGGGGAGAGGCTTGCGAGCTCGGCCCGCATTGTGGCGTTAATAGTCATGGTTTACCATTTAGCGAGGGGACATTTAGCCTTGGGTACTAGTACTTTAGCAGGCATGAAACACCCGCATTTAGCACATTGGCGTAAGTGTTTACGTAGGTGAGGACACTGCTTACAGATAGCCATACGTTTTTTGCCTAAGGGGTTAGAAAGGTAGCGCATGAGTTTAGGAAGGGAAGGATGCCATGATTATGGAGTGTAAATTGCAGCTTCCCAGGCGAAGTCACCTGCGACAACATTAAAATCAACAGTCGGCGGGCTAGCTCCTGACGCTATATCATCTCTGGTTGGTGAGACAGTACGCTGCGTGCCAGGTATTGAATACCAGAATTGTGTTGATGCTTCAGCAATATCGGGATTGGTCGTTACGACAGTAAAGCTTGGATCTGTCTCTTCAAAAAAAGTAGTTCTGTCAATACCAGTTCTACTGACTACCCAATTTAAAGTACCGGTATTATCTGGATAAGTCCCATCAGCAGGTAGATTGTCAAGGTCCATATACATTCTGTAGGCCCCCCGACTCCTAAGATAATCAGACGCAATAATAAAAGATCGTGGCCTTCTAGGATCTGTGAGAATATGCAGCGATGTTTCTATAAAGGGGTTTAACTGAAAAGCGTCTATAGTCTGACCAGTAGCTGCTTCGACAATCAAAACAACCACATTATCGAGACCGGCTGAGGTTTTGCTGTAGCCTGCAACAATGGCGTCATCTACATAGGTGCAGAAGCCATATGCAGCCCGTTTATCACTTGTATTGACAGCATCAAATTGCGGTCCAATTCTTATCATCCAATCATATCCTGAAAGGTCATTGACAGATCTTGCCCATAGCTTTGAGCAGCCGGAATTATTTGCGCATGAGTGAGCTACGGCTCCTCCTCCACGCCCATAAGCCACAACCTTTGTGCCGTCATTGCTTACGCTCGTGTCCTCAGCTCTATAATCTCCGCTAAAAAGACCGTTAAATCCGTTTAGCAAACTCTGTCTGTTGTAAGGAACAGGCGCGCTATCCATGTTCACAAACACACCTCCTGTGACAATTGGGTAAAAAGCCCCTCCTTGGGCACCGTTTATGTTGTAAAACAACACCCCGTCTGTTTTTTGCTCTATGGTCTTCTGTCCGTAAAAGGAGATTTGGAAATTATTATTAGTATTACCTGCGCCACCGACTAGCCAGTTATTAACACCATTGCCGAATGGCACGAAGTTACTATCAAAAATACCTAAGGAGAGTGCATTATTAGGACTATTCCTACTCATTAAAACCGCAGTCGTTCCATAGGTCTTGCTGTATTGGACGTCTTTGATAACCACATTGTTTGAGGCTCCACTTTCTTCATAGCATTTCATTTCAACAAGTGCTCCGTCTTCTTTGGCAATCTTCGTCCAGTAAAGACGATAAGTACCTGTATTGTTGTCCGCCCCTGCGTGAACTGTTCCAATGTGGTTATTATCAATCTCAAAAAGCCCACCTCGATGTCCAAACTGAGGCGTGGGAATGTATCCGTCGTTAGGGCTGTATTTGTATCGCCATTTAATGCTTAGATCTGGATTTATTGCCATAACAAAAGATTCTGAACCTGTAAGTGGATAACTGAAATTTGAGAAGCTAGTGCGACCCGCAAATTCGTATTTAATATCTGTGAACGGGTCAACAAAGCTTGAACTTAAACCCCCAGTAAACAGCCGAGGGTCACCTCCTGGATTTGGACCTTCTATGTTATACCAAGTTTGACTAATCTCTGCAAACACTTGAGGATCACAAACAAGACTTTCACTAACCAGATCTCCTACTAGTTCATACACTCGTTCAAATCGTGCTCGGATTTGCACCCAATTACTACTAATGTATTGCACTGACCATGACGCACACACCCAGTCAACTTCAGCATTACCATCTGGCGGCTGCCATTGAAACTTATCTCCGCTATCCCCCTGCGCCTGTAGGAAGCTATCCACAGTTGAAGCGTCGGCTGTTCGCAGTTGAAACGTAAGCTCCCATGTTGTCTCAAGGGCATTTAAGCCGAACGCTTGTAGTTTGGTATAACCATCACCTAGTTGATCGTTTGTTATGAGCCCCTTTTGACTTTTAGGGGCTGCATAGACTGGAGCGATGGATGGGAAGGATGCCATTAGGAAACGGTGTAGTACCCGCCAACGCCAGTAGTAACAAGCCCTGAATCACTAGCTGTAACGGTAATCCCATTTATGAGGCTGCTGTTAACGACAACAGGAAAGGAACGCGGAGTATCGTCTGCGCCTGTGCTTCCATCGCAAGAAAACCCACCAACGCCACGAGTAGTGCAAGGCGGCTGAAAAACAGCGTTAGACGTTATTCTAACAGGGTTGAAATCGGTAATTGTGTAACCGTTGGGATCAAGGTATCCGCCATCATAATCACCTGATGGCGGCAAATCATTGACATCCATACGGAAGTAGCCTTTGCGTTTAGTAGCTATCAAAAACGTACTATTGTTTTCAGCTGGCAACAGGTAAACCTCCTTGCCACTATCACCAACTGAGTCAAAGTTGACAGCTTTACCCGTATCTGGAATAGGGTCTAAGGTATCAGGATTGACCAAGAAAAACTTTATAGACCATTTACCGTTAGCCTCTACCGTACCAACCCAGTAAACCAACTTTTCATCACGCAGTATAAAACGAACGCCGCCACCGCCTATGCTATCGGAGCCTAAAGGCATACTGTAAGAAGCGTGATCAATGATGACAGTTCCTGTTTCATTCATTTTGACAATTCCGTAGGGAGGTCCGATTACCTGAGCTGTTTGACCAGCGTCCCAGAAGTTAACGATAGCATTGCCACCATAAAACAAAACATCCGAAAACCTATAACCATCGACAGTGTTAAATGCTTCTGAAATAGGTGTAGACGTAAAAGCCGTGCTAGTCACGCCTGTTGACGGGTCGCAACGCATAAACTCCCTCACAGTTGCAAACCACACAAAATCATCTTTGATAGTTATCGAGTCAATAGGATTGTTAAATGTCGAAGTGATAGCGGTTGAAAGTGGATAAGTAAAACAGCGTACCGAACCACCCCCCAAATCAACGCGGTCACCCACGCTGATCCCTATAGTCCAATTTACAGAGAAATCGCTTTTCTTTAGAGAAAAAGTTACGCTGATGTCAGCATACGGAGTAGCGACGCATGACGGAACACCTTGCATGTTGCGGACGGTAACCCATACATCGTTTCCAACTTCATGGATGCTAGTGCCCCCAGGACTACCTGCTAAGGCTGTTTCTCTACATAACACATCCTGCGCCTCACCGGTACTCTTGTCAATTGTTACTTTGTAAATTCTCACTACGCCCCCCGCAGCAGAAGCCAATCTATATGCGGTTATGGTATTGCTGTCGTTATTGTACAAAGATGTATTCCAGTCATTAGTGTTTGATGTGGTGGCACCATCGCTGAATGTGTATTGCTTCGACCAAACAGCGTTTCCGTCTACACCAATTTTTCCCAAATAAAACAGGTTGGAATTACCAGCCGATGTCTGTTTGCCGCCTGTCGCGTAAATCGTGTTGTCTGAGTCATACACAGCGGGAGATGTATAAACTCCACTTGTTTCTGTGCCAGCTGAGCTATAAGTAAACCAGTTACCGGCAATGGGATCAAACTGTGGAGGTGCTTGAGGATCACAAACAAGACTTTCACTAACCAAATCTCCTGTTAACTCGTACACTCGTTCAAACTTTGCTCTAACGCGATACCAGTTATGAGAGGTTTGTTGAATAAACCATTGCTTACACTGCCAATCAACTTCAGCATTGCCATCTGGAGGTTGCCATTGAAACTTATCTCCGCTATCTCCTTGTGACTGAAGGAAACTGTCTATTGTTGAAGCATCGGCTGGACTAATTTCAAACGTAAGTTCCCATGATGTTGCTAAGGCATTTAAGCCAAAAGACTGCAGGATATTGTAACCGTCCCCGAGAGATAAGCTAGTTCCCAAGCCTTTTTGACTTTTAGGCGCTGCATAGACTGGGGCAATGGAAGGGAAGGATGCCATTATTGCTAGGTGGGAACACCTGACGTAATTGTAAAAGCTTGAGGTTCAGGGTTGTCTGTGGTGTCGATAATGTTGAAATCGTAGATATTCTGGGATGCTTGTACTTCAACGTATGAAATGGTTTCGTATCCTTCGGCTACGGTAGTTCCAAGACTTGCTACACCACCAACTGAATACAGTGGTTGATCAACAGCAAATATATTAGCAGGTTCCGTGACAGTGTAAAATTTAAGAAAATTTTCTCTGTCTGGTGCTCCATCATACACGCCTGCACTAGGCGGATTGTCTAAGTTCCAACTTGTGACTATGTTCCCAAAGTTAATAATAACGTCTTCGTCACTTGCTCTTGGCTTTTGGATTTTAACATAGTTGCTCAAGTAATCAGTGCTTGGGCTGCCAATATTAAAGCCTCTAACCCAAAGCAGTTGCCCGTTACTTGCGTCTATGCAATGAACCAAGAAAACAGCATCCGGCTTGTATCTTCCGACTACAATTACTTTTGACTCATTACCTACAAGTTCTATGTCATACCACATTTGACCGCCAAGATTCAGATACTCCCAGTTGTAATGTTTAGACCATATAACATTATCGTTTGAATCACATTTCATAACGCAGTTTTTACCTGTTGATCCCCAGCCATTTTCGCCGTTCCACCCCCAACAAGCAATGTAAAAATTATTGGAAGAGTCCAACACTGGTGCAGTACCAGGATTCTGCAATGAATCTATCGCTGGCACAGGATCATAAGATTTGCTAAATCCTACAAAGTTCATAACATTTGCTTTCATTTCTTCCATTGTTGCAATAGCGCATGTCGGCACTGGTTTTGACAGATTATTGAGTCTATTAACACTATACATAGGATTACA